AGCATGTGCTCAATTACATCAAAGTAATTGGGATAGTTATACATGCTAACAAACTTATCCTTAATTATTTGAAGTAAGTCGTCAACATCACACGCATGCACACTGAATGAATCATGGACAGCGCCGAAGTCACTGCCCCATTCTTTAATTACTGCAGCCATATGTGCAGCATCCATTGAGTGTACAAAGTTTGGTGAGATGCCTGACATAAAGGAACGTATCTTTGGTTTGTCTGTAGCTTCTTTACCTACATGCTGGATACGAATGGTATCTGTTTCTTCTTCAGTACCATCTTCCTTACGAATCACCGGCTTAACCTTTCGCTCAGTACAACTGATAGTTGCTTTCTCTTTAAACTCGTTATCTATAAATGCTTCGTAGATAACTGGAAAGCCGGAAGGCGTAGTCCATCTAATAGATTTCTGTTGAGTTTCTTTAGCGTAGTCCGAAGCAATCTCAGCTTCAGCTATCTTTTGTAGAAACTTCATAGTCTGTAGTGGACCTGCGCATACCTCATCAATTGACTTAACAAGATGCTTAGCAAGCAGTCGACAATCTTCTTCAGTAATATTATACCTATCAAGGTAGCCTTCTACATGACAATCAAGATACATGTTCTCAGCTATCTTAGATGCACCTGCACTGTATGCTCGGGTCATTGATCCACGCTTAGCGATACCCTTACGTATATGTTTCATGGGCATCTGACGCTCGTCGAACCACTCTGGTAATCTTGTAATAAGATTCTTAGCACACTGTACATAGAAGTCTTTCTGGATCTCCTGCGGAACTACTCCTACAAGTTCACCAGCTTCTTTGTCTTTAGACATAGCGCACAGGTGTTGCCACCCGTTGTTGCTACCATCTACTGGGATCGGTAAGTAAGTATAATATTCGCCCTCGCTATTAATGGCATTGTATATTTCTAATACACAAGCGAGAAGTGTAATAGGTTTTTCAGCTGCTAATTCAATCCGCTCTTCAGCTGCAATTGACATTAGCATATCTATATTGTTATCAGTCCATGCCTCACGATCTACCAGTGTCATCTTGTCAACTGATATATCATCCAAACCTTCATCTTCAAGATACGATAGGTAGTCTGCCGTAATCCAATCAGGTAGCTCATCACGATGATAAGTTTGATTGTAGCAACTAGCAATGTGTATCTTTAATCTGCGTAGGCCTTCCTCAGTCATGAGTTTACCATTAGCAAATAGCATTTGCCCTCGGGCAATATCATTACTTTGAAAGTTTAGGAAGGGGGTTGTGTAGTATAGCCGACCACGGTAGTCAGCTTCAGTGTACTGATAAAAAGTATTGTCTTCGATAAGTGCGGACCGTGCCATTGTCAGATCGAACTCAATGATCTTAGACTTATACTTTTTGGGAAGGTGTTTATGTTGATCGATAATCTTTTCACGATTACGTAAAAGAATATCTCGAATTTGTGTATTGATTTTCCACGGAGTTTGCTGCAGAACATTCATGCTTTTAATAAAGTCGCGGTAAAGATACTGGTTAAACTCACCACTCCTTTGTTCAGTCCAGCCTTTTATTATAGGTCTGTCTGTGGGTTGCATGAGTTGTGAAATATCTTCAGGCTTACTAAAGGTTGTACCAGCTAGCAAATCTTTAGAACCTTCTGGTACTATTAGATTCCATAGTTCTGGTACAACAATATAGTGTGTGCGACTTCTCTTTAATCCTCGATCCAGACTTTCCATTGGTACAAAAGAATCATCTTTATTTTTACCAATATTAATCTGGTGTGTTTGATAGAATGCTTCCAGCAACAGATCACCCATCATTACACGTAGCTTAAACCATTCCCAAGGTGCTTGATCCTCGTGATAATATCTAATATCATCGAGAATATATTCGCCAATTGTTGTACTCAAGTGAGTAAGGTTGGCTTCACCTTGGTATGATTTGTTTCCACGTATACTATTACGAGTAAAGTGTTGCTGGATAGTATCCATAGTAAACACGAGGTAAGCCTCGAGGTCTGCGTCAGATGTTAACTTTAGCAGACTACAAGCAATGTGAGCTTTAGCTTTTCTTATCTTCTCCTTTAGGTATTGGAGTTGTGCTTGCATACTTTGTCCTATCTACTTTAATGTTCTGAATTAGTAGTAGTGTTCCTGAATCGTCTTTATATGCATCAGAAAATACTACCCGACTAATACCACTTTGCAGTATTAGTTTTGCACATTCAACACAAGGGGCAAGGGTACAATATAATGTTGCACCCTCTGAACACCCTGTGCTCTTGGCTAGTTTGCATATAGCGTTAGCTTCAGCGTGAATTACTTCAGCTTTAGTACCGCCATTAGTTGTTTTACAATCGTTCTCCATACCCGAAGGCATGCCATTGTAACCCATGCTTAGTATGTTACCGTCTTTGACAATCACTGCACCTACTTTTGTATCGGCATCGTAACTCATTTGAGCTACACGATGCGCGATATCAATGAAGAGACTGTCGAGTTTGCTTTGATCTGGCATTATATACTCGTAAACATTTCGTCCAGTGTATAAGTTAGTCGCCCAGTTTCGGAGCTGTAAGAAGCAGCTCCAGCTGAACCGGTTTTTCCAGTGAATCTTGACTTGAGTACTCTGAACTTAATTGTGTTTCGTTCGGCATCATCATCTGATACCAGGTTTCTCGCAAAGGCAATAATGTCGAACGAGATCTGCTTGATCGAGCCACTGCCTTTGATGTCATCGATTGACGCAAGGTTACCCTCCTCGAAAGATTTACCACCACCTGGGGCTTTACGCAAATGTGAGATTAGTCCCAGCCAAATGTTGTGTTTCTTTACGATCTTAAGTAGATCACTCATGAGTTTGTCCACAGCTTCGTTACCACCCAACCCTTCAGCACCTTCAGATACTGCAATGGTAATGTGGTCAAGGATAAGATACTTGCAACCCATGAGTGCCATGTATTCGATCTTATCCAACAACGAAGTATCGGAACAAGATCCTTGATGGTCAAGTAAAACAAGTCGCTCGTCCTTGAAAACTTTTTCAAATCCGATGCGGAGTTCTGCATCTGACGTATTCTTAAGGTCCATGCTAGATCGCTCGAGTGCCATACCAATAAACTTTTCTGCAGTATCGCCAACACTTTCTTCGAGAGATACAAGTCCAACCTTATCATCTGTCTTAGCAAGAAGATCAAGAGCGATCTCTTTAATGACAGTAGACTTACCACTGCCAGTGCCAGAAGTAAATAAAGTAATTTCGCCATGTCTAATACCATTTAGTTTATCGTTAAGACCCTCTAGGCAGTGAGGGTATGGAATACTTTCGACTGCTTGGCGTTTCTTAAACTGATCCCAGATCGGTTCGCCGACCACGATACCGGCTGGAGACCACGTCTGCGCATCCCAATAAGCCTGTAGAATTTTAGCGGATCCGTTAGTAACCAGTTCTTCGCATGGGTCTTTCGCCATGAGCCGAGCCACTTTAGCTCGACCTGCGCCGATAATCTTTGCGGCCCGTTCCACAGCGGCTTGACCGGCTTCATCGGAATCGAAGAATAATACGACAGACTCAAACCTCCGGATGAACTCAAGCTGCTCCAGTAATACCTTTGTACCGGTAGCAGAGGGAATTGATACGACCGGAAAGATTCGGTTGTATTTATCATAGAAGGCCTGCGCCACTGCGCACGCATCGAGTTCGCCCTCAGTAATGACCAAGGACTTACCACCCGAGCTAGCCGCCTGGCCGAATAGTTCAGTCTTTGAGAAGTCGCCATGAATACGAAAATCCTTTGGTAGTTTACGTTCTTTGTAGGCTACAACCTTACCGTCACGTGTGTACGGATAGAAGTGAGAACCTCCAGAACCGTCTGGGTTTACTGCCATTTTAATACCGAAGTGGTCGACAACAGCTTTGCTAATACCCCGACTAGTAATCGGAAAGCTATTGAGCTCTGCGATTTCATCTAAACTATTAGATGAGGTTGTTGTAGTTATAGCATTGAAATCATTCATTTCTTTACTAACTTTCTTAGTTGAATAGTTGCAGGAAAAACAGTGTGCACCATCATCATAGATTGTAAATGCATCTGATGAGTCACACTTTGGGCACTCTGTTTGTACATATCTTGTCATTTCCAAAGCCTTTCTTCTTTAGCTCGACGTGTCTGTTTCCGCTTCAAAGAGTTGTTCTGCTTGTTCTGAATGCGTTTCGCCTTCCTTGATTTTAGCAGGGTCAACTCTTCCCACTCGGACAAATAGGAACTCTCTTCCTTTTCGGACAATTGTTTTGTGTAGTTCTGCATGATATACCTTGTTATCATTAAACTCTTCAAAGATACCTTGGTAAGTATCGAAGAGTGGTTTAATTACGTTGTCAAGATCGGCTGCTCGATTTGAGAAGCCAGCTACTATATAGAACGCTACTTGATCATCACCGAAGGGCCACTCGACCCCTCGGATTTCATCACGTAGTTCATTTTGATAGTCAATGTACTGTCTCTGCTTTATCGCTTTGTTTCGATAAGTCATGTTGTTCGCTGACAGTGGTTTGACTCGAAAGGTGTGCTCTAATACCGTCATATTCTTCCCATGATGTTAGCATACGCAGCAGCGTGTGGCTAACTTCTAATTGTTTTAAGGACCCAGTATGACCACGCCATGCTGCACGAACTCTATTCCATTGTCGTTTAGCTGGTATACCTTTAAGTATTTTCTCAGCTTTCTTCGGACCAATACCTTTTAGTCCT